GAGTATAAATGTCAAATCCAGTTATGCCGCTGACAGATGTTGTGACGTCTGCTGAATCAGTAATTACTAATGGCGTAACCACAGTAAATACACCAGTGCTTTGATTCCACGATTGTATGCCCCATATAGAAGTTGAAGTATCTAACCAATAGGCACCATCCGCCGGTATTCCAGTTGGACGACTCAAACTGGCAGTAAGTGCAGTTAAATCCACATCCACACGTTGAACATAGGCACGATTTGAAATGCCCAATGCGCTGTAAGCAGCCAACAAGCCGTATTCGTTCAGTTCGTATCCATTGATTGGAGTACCAGTTGTGGTATTATAGAAGAATGGCACACCAAATGTGGCTGTTAAATCACGCTGACTGGTGATTAAATATGTTTTGTTAACGTTAGCTGCTGTGGTACCAGCTGCTACTCCGACGCCAGTGCCAGAAACTTTGTTCTGCGCTGTGGCAATCAAGAAGTATGGAACTGTGTTGACTGCTGATGGAATATATTGACTTTCGTCAACTACTGTTACTTGTACGCCGGGTGATATGAGAGCCATGGTTGAATCCTTTTCAAGTTCTAATATTTATAGAGACCTTGAAAAAAACAGCCGTTTTGAATACCTTTGCCCAAGGTCCATGCCGCTAAATACCGTATGAGACCCATTTGTCAGGCATGCCATCAACGCCCTTGTGCTGTAAACTACAAACGTGACGACGTCACACACTATCGATCGCGGTGTGAAACTTGTGCTAGAAAAGGACGTGGCCTTAAACCTAGAGAGCCGCGTTGGAAGTCAGCAGGTTATAAGAAAAAGATGAGTTGTGATCGTTGTGGATTTAAAGCCAAGTATGCGGCACAAATCTTTGTGTATCACATAGATGGCAACTTGAACAATGCCGCACTGAAAAACCTCAAGTCAGTTTGTAGAAACTGCGAAGTAGAACTGTCTAAGAGCGATCTTCCGTGGCGCCAGGGCGATCTTGAACCAGACTCTTGACCTGCTGATATAGGTCATCTAAGGTACCATTGTTGTCTAGCACAGCATCAAATTCAGTTCCCACCCAGGCAGTTTCTGACGCATGAATTGCTAGTTTTTCTAACTTACGTTGACTCAGTGCCCAAGTTGAATTGCCGTTGGCACCGCGATTAACGCTTACAGCTGAACTATACCAGGCAGGTTCGGCACCACGCACCACACGTATCACACGCCCGCCGGTGTTTTTAATAGCTAGAATTTCATTAGGAAAACGACAGTCTGAAATTACCACATCATCTTGGCTGTGACGCAGTTTGTTTTCTAGGCTGGCAATCCAGATGTCATCATGGAATCCTGCCCTACACACTTCTGTGCCCCAGTATTGCAAGATCCAACGTGGTGTCAGTGTAGGCATGCCCAGGCGTTCTGCCCACCATGGATCCACACGCTCACGCCATTCTCTAGCTTGTTTTGTACGTCCTTCCAGCATGGTTCTGTCCCATCCAAACACTTGTGCTACAGCATCTTTCAGTGTTGAAGCAAAACTTTCTCTGCGAAAGTGATGTAAATTTACCAGATAGTCAGCAATGGTGTCCTTGCCAGACCCAATGAATCCACAGATGCCAATGATCATTTTAACTCCTGAACGTTGAGATATTTAAGTGTGTTTTGTAGCATGCCAATTTGTCTGCGACAGTCTTCTAGTGCATGGTGTGTGGTAGGAGGCATGGGTTGCTCGGGCCATAATGAAAACACTGTGCGGCTGTCACGCACCATGTAGTACTGCCAGGGCAAGGGTTTGTTGTAACTTTTGTAGGCATGCTCCAGGATGTTCATGTCGTATGTAGGACCTTGCGCCCACACACGCTTGGCATGCCAAATCAGTCGGCCCAAGCCATCCAAGGCTTCGTCTAGAGGTATGCGGTTTTCTTCAGCAAACGCTTCGTCGCGCACCACAGCAGGTTGTGTGGCCCACCATTCTATGGTGCCTTGCTGTATGCTACGAGTTTCTTGGCTTTCCAGTGTGATCCTGGCATAGAAAGATTGCTCGTAGTGGCCAGCACCAAACGGATCAAATGCCTGAGCAGCAATGGTAAGAATAGTAGTGTCGGGGCCTGTTCCCAAGCCCTCAAGATCAATCATCAGGTCCATTTGATGATTATAACAGATTTATGACAGTGTGTCTACTGTGTATTAGCCAATTACCCAGGTCAGGGGTTGTGAACCGTCTACATACATCTTAAGTTGCTCAAGCAATCCATCCATTTGGGTTTGAGCTTCAGATTTCATGGCAGTGCCATTTAGAGTACCACCGCCTTGTGGTCCGGCAATAGTGCCAAACTTTTCACGTGCTTCTCCAATGATCATCTTGCAGTTGGCCACCATGTAGTCTTTTATCCATTGTTGAATTTGGAAGTCGCTGAGCAGATTAATTTCAGGTTTTAAATTATAAGTCCAAATCAACACAGCTTCACCGGTGTTTTTAGGATCACGCATGAGTTGTAATTTTTTAGTAACCTGATTGAATGTGTAATTGAAAAAGCCGCCAAACATCTTAGCTGCCAACTCAACATATTGACTGTAGAAATCATAGGTAGCAAGGCCTCCAGCCACATTGAAGTTCATCAAGTACACATTCATCGATGCCTGTGCAAACGGATCAAAGTTACTGGCAAAGGGGCCAACAGAATCTCCAAAAGTTCTACGAAAACACTGACGTACACTTACCACTTCCTGAGGCAGTGTGTAGATGTTTTCGTCTTTGACCAAGGTAAAAAAACTGTAACTTTCTTCGTAGGCATTGTTGGCTCGCTGTCGGTAAGTGCCAATTGTTTTGGCATACGCGGCTTCGTAGTGTGCTGGATCCAATTCCAAATCAATGATTTGGCTGCCCAGCTGAAGCTGTACATACTCAATGAGATTTTGTTTGAGCTGAGAAAGTGTGTCTTGCTGTTCTGCCATAGGGACTCCGTTGCTATATTTATAGTTTAATGCTGCCTTTACGCACAGGCGCTATCACTACATTTTTTTTATGTGTAGGACAAAACTTACACTGAGCAATAGGGTTGTTTAGGCTTTCTAAAAACTCATCTTTATATTCAGCAAAGTTATCCACTGTAAGCGGCTTGTAGGAGTTTAGTAGCTCTCGGTCGCTATCAGAAATATCAAATTTGTGTTGAAGGTCAAACTGAGGCAAGAGTGCCGCAGGGCCGCATTTGTACAGTTTGCCCTGTATAAAATGATAGCTTTTGAAGCGCACATAATTGCATGCACCATGTGCGATTGCAGAGTCATTGTTGAACAATACATAACGCCCTGCTTGGTTAACTTGCACTGTGGATGTATCAAAGCTGTTTTGAAAGTATACATTTATATACACTCCGTTGATATCTGAGTATTGATAATCAGTTTTCCACAATTCAGGCCTGTGTGTATTTTGCTTTACTGGACCTTGTAGGAATTGGTGTATGTCTGCTTGCAGTTGTTCTAGGTCTGCCATGTTGTGCAAACTTACAGCAAGGCTATTCTTGATACCATTCCGGGGAGTAGCATGTGCTATCGCATCATACAGACCCTTAACTTGATTTAGCCTAGTGCCATTGGTTAACACCTGCACTTCAATACCAAACGCATCATTCAGCCCGTGGATCCATTCTACAATAGTGGGATTGAGCAAAGGCTCACCACCCATGATAGTGATGGCCTTTAGATCAATAAGCTCTGCCCACTGCCGGTATTGCTCAGCATGGTCGCTCCACTTTTGCCAGCCCTTGAAATCAAAATTATTAAATCTATTGCACTGATCACACGTTAGATTACAAACGTTAGTGACGTAAACTTCAATTTTGTTAAAAACGGTTCGGGCATTGTTAGGCGTCATTGTTCCTATTTACCAGCTCTTCAGTATGATCAAGTTCTCTGTGCCACGGGCATTCCATGCAGTTTCTGTGGTGTTGATATCCTTGAACGCTTTGCGGGCGGCTGGTTTGCCTGCGCCTACGATGTCTTTGAGTTGTTCTGCAGGCTTGCGCAGAGTCTTTTGCATGGTATCCACAGTTGAGTACCCAATGACGGAGTTGTTCTTGATTGTGAATGCCTGTGTGTGGCTGTCTGCCACAAGGTGAATGAGCTTGCGTTTTTTGCTGTCATACAACCAGGCTTCTGACTTGTCCACAAGGCTTGCGGCCGGCAAACTCTTGAGCTTGAGTTCTGCAAACTCTGCCAGAATCTTGAACTTGGCCGCACGTTTCTCTGGTGGCACTGCCTTTACTTTGCGTGGCTTGCGTTCCACTTTCTTTATCTGCACATAAGCACCGCAGTCGTTGACCACAGCTTCGCAAAACTTGATCACATTGCGCAGTTGAATTTTACTAAGATGGCTGTAGCCTTCCACCAGTTGGGGATCTTTGCCTTCTGCCACATGCTCAAATTCTGTGAGTTTGCGTTTCCAATTGTCTGTAATTTGACTGATCATTTGTGGTGCAATATTTAGACCACGCATGATTGTGACAGGTTTAAAATCTGCTGTCATTTTAGCGCCGCTCAGCAAGAACTCATCAAACAACCCTTCCAATTCGCCATTGCACTCTGCTGTTTTTTCGCGCAGTCGGTCTTGAATGGTAATTCTTGGTGTGGCATCTTCCACTACTGCTTCGGGCGCAACTTCGTTCTGCTTGCTGTGCAGTATTTCTTTCAGTTGGTTTTGTAATTTGAGTTGTTCTGAATCTAACAGTTCCAATCCAACCATGCTCATGCGACACAACCAGCCCGTGGTCAAGCGAATAGCTGAATCTGGAATGCCTTTAAGCAGTCGCACATCTGCCTTACGGTCATGTGTTTCCAAATAGTTTACAATCATGTCCCGGGCATCTTTTTTGCCATAAAAATAATTGTACCAGGAGAATGCTTCACTCAGCTTGGTTTTTCTGTACTCAGTGGGCTGGATTTGCCAAGTTGGCTCTGTGCCCAGAATGTTGGTGTCGGCACTGCGAGGGTTTAGCAGTTTGATTTTGTATGTGGTGCTCATATGTGTCCTTACTTATTTTACAGGTAAATCTCGGCAGAGTTCAAACAATTGCGTGGCACGTTTGAGTTTGAAGTTTTTGTGGTTGTACATGTACTTTCTTTTGCGCTCTGCAATGTCCAAGGCCGCCATTAGACGCCATTTGGTGTCAAAGTCTGACTGCATCAAAATACGATTCATATCCACAATGTCCAGGCTGTACTCCACCCATTTTTCTGTGGCTTTTATTTTGTCATAGGGCACCACTGCTTTGGACTTGTTAGCAGTAGAGTACTTTGCAACAAAATTTGCTGCCTTTTGCATACAGGCTCCTGTAGTGAACAAGTGTGTATTGTAGCATGTTAGGCATTATTGGTCAATCGGGCAGAAAGTAGTACTAAAGTAAGATCTGATTCCCTGCGGAACGAAATCCAAAATGGGCGATTAGCACGGCCGTTGTTTTTGCCAAAATAAGCATGCCAGTCATTCGTGGGCATGTAGCCGCGGCCTCCCAGTTTGGCATCGCATATTTTTTCAAGAGACACGCCTTCTCCCATCCAACTATCACATCGCACAGCAATCACATGTTTGTGGTGCTTGAATTGACGGAATCTGCGGTTTAGTTTTACTACTTTCATGACCAAAGTATAACAGATCAGGATTTATTGGTCAACCTGCCCATAAATATATGTTATGCCACGTCTAAGTTTATACCGCCCAAATCGCACAAGAGACTACCAATTTTTTGACCGCACTATTAGTGAGATGTACACAGTAGGTGGCCTCGACATTTTCATCCACAAATATCTTGGCCCGCAAACTGGGGGTGAGGACTCTGCGCTTTCGGGCAATGCTGATGCCACTCAACCCACGTACGACACTCAAAGTCCACTAAACATCCAGGACTTGCTGTTGCTGGAAAATCGTGACAGAGTGTATGATCCAGACATCTACGTCATGCGTGGTGTGTATCGTGTACAGGATGTGGATTTTGATCTAACACAATTTGGATTGTTCTTGAACTCTGACACCTTATTTGTGACCTTTCACTACAACGACATGATAGATACGTTTGGTCGTAAGCTCATGAACGGTGATGTGATGGAAGTGCCAAACTTGAAAGATTACAACCCCCTAAACGCGGCCTTGCCCTTGGCCTTGCCTAGATACTATGTGATCCAGGATGCTAACTTTGCGTCAGAAGGCTTCTCTCAAACTTGGTTGCCGCACTTGTGGCGCATCAAGGCCACACCACTCACAAATGCACAAGAATACAACAGCATACTAGACAAGCCATTTGTGTCTGAATACATTTGGGATCCAGGTGATTACTATCCCAGCGGCAGCATTGTGAACTACGGTGATGTTTATTACCGAGCCACTAGAAATGTGCCTGCTGGCACAGAAATTACAGATACCACTTATTGGACTGAGTATACTCCGCCCACAATCTCTGATATGCAGAGTACCAGACCCAAAGATCAACAGATCAATGACGACATACTGGCTCAGGCCAATGTGGAAGTTCCACTCAGTGGTTATGACGTTGAAA